CCCCCTTTCGGGTTCCTAGTAACAAGGAAGGTCCAATTAGATCCTAATTGGTAGGGTTTCATTGTCAAGAACTATTTTTGACATGATATATCGATGGGAATGAGTATGCCAACTTTTATAAATTGGTTTACCTTTCTGATCACGGATAGGTTCGTCAGCGAGCATAGTAATTCTATGTTTCTGAGATACCTCGACTGATTTGCAAGTCTTCATAAGAAGCTTTGCAACTTCAATCGGTTCCTTATCAAAATTGAACAAGCCTGTATTTGCAGACCTCTTCATTTCGATAAGAAGAGTTAGAAGCTGATCGATATCTCCCTCAAGGGAAGTATCTATCAATATCTGACGTCCATTATTAATTACTCGTTCTAGTACCACAAGATGTGGGATTAGACCAGTAAGATTATTTTGGACCATTGCTATAAGTCCGGGTTTAATTCTATTGAACATATCCCCTGACTCATTCCATAGTTTACTCTCTGATGAGGAACATGCCCTAAACAGGGATGCTCTGACATTATCAAGTACTGATGGATATATTGAACCTGAGCAATCGGCTTGAACTCCAAGTTTTCTGATTGTTTTATGATCAAAATATAGAGTCTTGCCTCTTGTCTTTGATATCAACACAAGTTGGTATAGGACTGAGGTCAGAAATCTTCTATTATATTCTTTAAGTATACCTACGTCTTTCTAAGGTTTTAGAAACCGTGCGATAAACTTATAAGAACTAATATCTATAGATTTTCTTTCACAAGCATCCATAATGAATGTTGCCATTGAAAATTCTACAGATTTAAGGTTAACAAGGTAAGCCCAAGGAATTGGACTTATCTCTTCACCTTTGACAAAAATTCGTTTTGCAAATTCAAAACTTGATTCTGCAACCATAGTTTTTGTCTCATTAATGTTAACTTTTAGGACAAATTCCATAAGGTATTTATATCTAAGAGCAACATTAGTATCCCATATAATGATATCATCACCAAGAATGGCGTAGTTATCAAAATTATGGTCATATCCTACATCCTATGCGCATGATCTAACAATTAGATGATGCGTCTAGGCTAGTAGAGCCCAAGAGCTATAAGCTCCCATAGGTTGTCCAGTATTATACTGTACCTGATGTGGGAACTTAAGGCCAAGAATCTTACATAGAGGTTTTGATACATCAAATTTTTGGTTTATCAAAATCCTTTCCCATGCAAGACCTGCCTTATCGCCAATCTATCTTTTAATAATAAAAGATTGAATCTTGATAGGCAAACGATCTGTGGCAGCGGACAAGTCGTATGAATATACGGGTCCCCTGATCACATGAAGGTAGTTTCTAAATCTTTGTTGATCCATAGAACAATCTGTCCTACCGAACCAACGATTTAGATTCTCATTAACTATTGATTCATGCTACCTTTTCTAGGAGCATTGAGTCCAATAGTCCATGATGCCTATCAGACGGACTTTTCCGCCTGGATCGACAACATGTGAAAGTCTCCTTATGCAGAGATCTTTTTCCTTGATTTTTCTTGGAAAGAGATTATCACACCAGGAGGGAAGGTAAGATATACTTTGTTGTATAAGTATCAATTTTGATATCTATCCAGCAAGCTTTATCTGACCCAAAGCCATAATATCCGGAAGGATATATGTCTTGAAGTATGGGTGACAGATCTCCCTCAAAGATGAGAGAAGAGCTGGTCCCATAGGACCATTCTTTGATGTCAAATGGAATTCTTTGAATTCATATTGTGACAGTTTGATAGAGATCTTAAGATCTCTTATCAACCTAAGAATGTTGATGCAAAGTCCGAGTGATCCATAAACGGATTGGCCCGAATATTTGCTTAAGAAAGGCTCTGACGATTGCCCTTTTAATAGGACGACCGCCAGTGACACTTCCATAGATATCCTTGGCGCCAAGTAGCAGTTGCTCAGCTTGAGCAATAGAGACATTGGCTTCACTTGGATTGATGATGGTAGCAATATTTGGTTTGATAGGTTCCTCATTGAGGTCCTTCAATTCAAGTATTGTTAGCATTGATTGTACAGCTTCTTTGTCTCTTTGAAACAACAGAAGTTTATAATCTTTAGGCAGAAATCTCGGAATCCCTTTCGGGTCTAGAGATATGTTCAGCCCTTTAGCTTGTTCTTTGGTTAGGGGATCACCAACCGCATAGCGGGTAATGATAACCTTAAGACCAGAACACAGCTTAACAAGCTCTTTAGAACCTCGATTATCGAGGGCACTAATTAGCTGTTGAAGCATTTGTTTCCATGGACCTTTTAGGTTCAATGGCTCCAAAATGCCTTCACAAACCTTAACAAGCTCAATATTCTTTTTCAAGGATATTTTAGGAGACTTGTCAAGAGTCCGGATGATATCTTCATTACTTGGGGTACTCTAATTAAGAGGAACTCCAGGAGTGACGTTATCATACATAGATTTAACCACCTTTTCAGGTGGGCGATCATTAACTGTTACATTTGCAATTGCAGATGAAGAGTAAGATCGGATAGACAGTAGATTGATGGTCATTATGTTTATAGTGATACAGATCTGCTTAGTACTGAAAAGCACGCAGAAATATTTGTGTAGTCCGTAAGTACGATTTCATACCCACGACTAGTGCGTATGGTCCGACAATTTCTTATAGGTACCAATGCCTGCCTTTTCGGTTTTCACCGACTAGACACAATTGTCCCATACATCATAGATGTATACTCTTTCGAGAGGT